GGTGGAATCCGCACTGAGTGAGCGCTGCAACGGCGTGAGCTACTACCACTATCTCTGTGAGCTGCTGGAAAAGGCCGACTGGACCGCTCTGGGCAAAAAGATGGAAGAGCTGTGGAAGAGCGTGCTGAAAAAGAACGCCCTGACCGTCAGCCTCCACGGCAGCGACGCGGCGCTGGATACCCTGAAAAAGCTTCTGCCGGGCAGTGCCTTCGCGGCAGAAAAGCGCAACAAGGCAAAGCCCTACACGGAGGAGCTGACAGCCCCGGTGAACGAGGCTTTCATCATCGACGGCGGCGTGAACTACGATGTGCTGGTCTGGCCCATGGAGCGGCGGTTGGAGCGGAAGGTGTTGGCCCGGGTGATGAGCTACGAGTATCTGTGGCACAACATCCGCGAGGTGGGCGGCGCGTACGGCACCGGCATGGTGACCCAGAACGACGGCACCGAATATCTCTACACCTACCGTGATCCGCACCTGAAAGAAAGCTATGAGACTTTCGCAAAGGGGCCGGCAGAACTGGCAGGCCGCGACTACACCGAGAAGGACATGAACGAGTTCATCGTGGGCGCGGCAGCAAAGCTGGACACCCCGCGCAAGCCCCGGGAAGAGGCTGCGTCTACCGACTGCAAATATTTCTGCGGCATCACCGACGAGATGACTGCCGCCGAGCGCAAGAGCCTGTGCAGTGTGGATGCTGCCGCCCTCAAGGCCGAGGCGGCGGACCTGTCGGCCCGGATGGAGAAGGGCGTGAGGGTGGTCTTCGGCAGCAAGGAGGCTGTGGAGGCCGCAAAGGAGCTGTTTGACCGGGTGGAAACCCTGTAAAAATACGCAGAGAGTCTCCCGGAGACTTTGCGCAGAAAATTGAGTGAAAGATCCCCTGTCTGTGGAAAAGAACACAGGCAGGGGATTTTTGCTGCTTTTGGATATTACTTATGGGATAAAACGCACGGTAAAATACGAATTTGAGGTCAAAAAGTATGTACTCCTGCGGCGGAGAAAAGCGTGGTATCCTTTTGCCAGCGACAGAACGAAAGGAAGTGAAAACACAGGATGGGGCAGGAAAAGCAGACTGCGGCCAAGGGGCTGGAAAGTCTCCGGAAAGCCACCGACACCCTGAGCACCATGCTGGCGCAGGAGGTGAAAGATCTAAACGCCCGCCAGCGCGCGGCCCGCAGAGAGAACAGCACCGACCCCGGCATCATGAAAGGGCTGAAAGAAGCGACTGCCGTGCTGAAAGACCTGGCGGGCGTGTCGAAGACCCTGAACGACCAGGGCGTGGATGCAGAAGGGCGGGAGTGCGGTGTGGTGCTGCTGCCGCCGGTGGAGGATGTATGACGACAGAAAACAAGAATGCGGGCGTCGTGTGGAGGCCTCAGCCGAGGCAGATGGAATTTATGCGGAGGCCGGAGCCGGAAGCACTTTACGGCGGCGCGGCAGGCGGCGGTAAGAGCGACGCCCTCGTCATCGAGGCGCTGCGGCAGGTACACATCCCGCACTACCGGGCGCTCATCCTCCGCAAGACCTATCCGCAGCTTTCCGACCTCGTGGACAAAAGTCAAAGCTATTACCGCCGGGCCTTTCCGGAGGCGCAGTACAACGCCACGAGCCATGTGTGGGTCTTCCCCAGCGGGGCGAAAATTTACTTTGGCTCGATGCAGTACACCAAGGACCGGACGAACTATCAGGGCAAAGCCTTCGATTTCATCGGGTTCGACGAGCTGACCCACTTCGAGTGGGAGGAGTACAGCTACATGATGAGCCGCAACCGCCCCACCGGCCCCGGCACCCGGGTGTATCTGCGGGCCACCACCAACCCCGGCGGGGTGGGCCACGGCTGGGTGAAGGCGCGGTTCATCACGCCCGCCCCGCCCGGCACCCCCATCGTGGAGGAATACCCGGTGCGGATGCCAGACGGCACCGAAAAGGTGCTGCGGCGGGCGCGGGTGTTCATCCCGTCCAGCATCTTCGACAACCCAGCCCTTCTGGAAAATGACCCGGACTATCTGGCCAGCCTTGCGGCCATGCCGGAGGCCGAAAAGCAGGCGCTGCTCTACGGCAGCTGGGACAGCTTTTCGGGGCAGGTGTTCACCGAGTGGCGGAACGACCCGAACCACTACGAAGACCAGCGCTGGACCCACGTCATCGCGCCGTTCACCATCCCGAAGCACTGGAAGATCTACCGGGGCTACGATTTCGGCTTTTCGAAGCCGTTTTCGGTGGGGTGGTACGCGGCGGACGAGGAGGGGCGGCTCTACCGCATCAAGGAGCTGTACGGCTGCACCGGACGCCCCAACGAGGGTCTGCGCATCGACCCGGTGGAGCAGGCACGGCGCATCCGGGAGGCCGAGCAGAACGACCCGGTGCTCCGGGGCAGAGTCATTCAGGGCATCGCCGACCCGGCCATCTTCGACGAGAGCCGGGGCGAGAGCATCGCCGCCATGATGGAGCGGGGGCCGAACTTTCTGCACTGGATGCCCGGCGACCACACCCGTCTGGCGGGCAAGATGCAGATGCACTACCGGCTGAATTTTGACGGCGAGGGCAGGCCGATGCTGCAGGTGTTCAATACCTGCAAGCACTTCATCCGCACCATCCCGAACCTCGTGTACGACGAGAGCAATGTGGAGGACATCGACACCCGGCAGGAAGACCACATCTACGATGAGTGCCGCTATGTGCTGATGGAAAATCCCATCTCGCCGCCCCGGCATACATCGGCCCCGCCGGTGCTGGATGACCCGCTGGAGCTGCATCGGAAGGCGAAATTTCTGAGGGTGTAAAGGCTCTCCCTTTGGGAGAGCTGGCGAGCGAATGCGAGACTGAGAGGGCGAGGATGCTGACGGCGAAGTACAGACCCGACGATAGTATCACTCTGACAAAGGGGCTGCCTATCACTGTGCGGCGGCTCTCGGGAGACAGGCTTTCCCTCTCCGTCACCTGCGGTGACACCTCTCCCAAAGGGAGAGGCATTGGCAGGCCGGTCAACTTTGTGTGAGACGGAAAAAGCCCGATGGGGCGTGAAAGACAAAGCCCTGCAACAGAGGGCAGGAAGGAGAAAAACGAATACTATGGATGAAGCAACAAAACTGCCCATCGGGCCGGAAGAGGTGGCTGAGGCCGCGCAGATCTTGCAGCGGTACAAGGCGGGCAAGGCCGCGCTGGACAAGCGCCTGGTGGACAACGAACTGTGGTTCCGGATGGGACACTGGAAGAACTGCCAGAACCCCATGATGGAGGGCAAACCCCAGCCGTCCAGCGGCTGGTTGTTCAACTCCATCGCCAACAAGCATGCCGACGCGATGGACAACTACCCCAGTCCCAACGTCCTGCCCCGTGCCGAGGACGACGAGGCGGCGGCACAGGCGCTTTCCAGCGTGCTGCCCGTGGTGCTGGAACAGGCGGACTATGAGCAGGTGTACAGCGACACCTGGTGGCGCAAGCTCAAGCAGGGGACTGGAGTCAAAGGCGTGTTCTGGGATCCGGAGCAGCGGGGCGGTGTGGGCGAGATCGCCATCCGGCCCATGAACCTGCTGATGCTCTACTGGGAGCCGGGCGTGGACGATATTCAGGCGTCGCCCCACTTTTTCTCGCTGAGTCTGGCCGACACGGCTCAGCTGGAAAGCCGCTGGCCCCAGCTGGCCGGACACACTGCCAGCGTGCTGGACGTGCCGCATTACATCCACGACGGCGGCCTTGATACCAGCGACAAGAGCGTCGTGGTGGACTGGTACTACAAAAAGCTCTCCCCCGAGGGCAGGAGCGTCCTGCACTACTGCAAGTTCTGCAATGGCGTGGTGCTCTACGCCAGCGAGAACGACCCGGCGCTGGCCGAAAGAGGCTTCTACGACCACGGCAAGTATCCCTTCGTGTTCGACGCGCTGTTCATGGAAGAGGACAGCCCGGCGGGCTTCGGGTACATCGACGTGATGAAGGAGTGCCAGACCGCCATCGACAAGATGAACCACGCCATGGACGAGAACGTCCTGCTCTCGTCCCGCCAGCGGTATGTGCTGAGCGACACGGCGGGCGTCAATGAGGAAGAGCTGACGG